TATGATGAATACGTCTTGGAACGCTACAAGAGTGGTGCAACACGTTACAATGATCACAAAGATATCAATGAAGTAGATAATCGCTTTGCCGATACCAAGCCAGTTTTCCTATTGGAAGACGATGCGCTAAAAGGTACGACAAGACTGGATAAACTAAAGGAAACACATCCTGCAGTTAAGTATGCAATCAAGAGACAAATCCCCAGAGACAAGTGGTATCTACTTTACTTCTGCACGAAGTTTAAGAAGTGGACGAACAGCGTCATTTATAAATTCAGTAAGGAAGATAATGATCATCCTCGCATGATCTTCCCCTTCTTCAATACAGCAGGTAAAATGTATGCGTTTTCGGGTAGAGCCTTCGGTGATGAAGAACCGAAGTATTATACGGTAAAACTCGATGAAAATGCCGAAAAAATATACGGTTTGGATAGAATTGACTACGGAAAACACGTGTATGTAGTTGAAGGTCAGGTTGACTCTTTATTCCTTCCTAATTGCATTGCAGTTGCTGGCGCATCATTTGATCTTCCAACTATTCAAAAGATCAAGACTAATTGCACGATTGTGATGGACAATGAACCTCGCAACAAAGATATTGTCAAGCAACTTGCTAAGTATATTGAAGAAGGGTATAATGTATGTATGTTCCCAGACACTGTTCTGGAGAAAGACATAAATGAAATGGTCCTTGCTGGGCGTACTGTTGAGCAAGTTTTAGAAATCATAAATACAAACTCCTCCCATGGAATGGAAGCCAAGTTGAGATTTATTAGCTGGAGAAAATGTTGAAAGTAAAGTTAATTAGTTATTCCAAACCATACGAGATGTTAGGAGATGCACAGGATCTTATAGCATTCTGCGCAAGGGTTTCAAACCCAAGCAATCAAAACAACACAGAGACATCAGAGAAGTTAATTCGTTATCTAATCAAGCATAAACACTGGTCTCCACTAGAGATGGTAAGTGCTTGCTTAGAGATCGAAACCACACGTGACATCGCAAGACAGATGTTGCGTCATCGTTCTTTTTCCTTTCAAGAATTCAGCCAACGCTACGCAGACCCAACAAAAGACTTATCATTTATTCTTAGAGAAGCACGACTCCAAGATACACATAATCGTCAAAATAGTATCGTGACTGACAACTTAGCATTACAAGCATGGTGGGAAGAGAGACAAAGGCGAGTGATTGAAGAATGTAAAAATGCTTATGAATGGGCAATCGCAAATGGTATTGCCAAAGAGCAAGCAAGAGCAGTACTGCCAGAAGGGCTGACTGTTTCTCGTTTATACATGAATGGTACATTACGTAGCTGGGTTCACTTCATTGAATTGCGTAGCGCAAATGGAACTCAGAAAGAACATCAACTAATAGCAATTGAATGCGCAAAGGTCATAGCGGAAGTATTTCCCATGGCAAGCGAATTCATATCAGAATAACAAGAATGGAAAAACAAATGCAAGACATCGTGCATGGGATAAAAGTAGATTACACTAAAGATAAATTGTTTGACGAGTTGGGTAAAATTAGACTTAAAGAAAGTTACATGAAAGATGATGAGCAAAGTCCACAAGAAAGATTCGCATTCGTTTCGAGCACTTTCGGAAGTAACCCTGAACATGCTCAGCGCCTTTACAATTACGCCAGTAATCATTGGCTCAGCTATAGTACTCCAATTCTTTCTTTTGGTCGTAGTAAGCGTGGTCTCCCTATCTCATGCTTCCTTAACTTTATTGAAGATACTGCCGAAGGTCTAGTCAATAACTTTAGCGAAACCAGTTGGTTGTCTATGATGGGCGGTGGCGTTGGTATTGGTTTTGGTATTCGTTCAGCCAGCGATAAGTCAACAGGTGTTATGGCTCATCTGAAAACTTATGATGCCAGTTCACTTGCATACAAGCAAGGTAGCACTCGTCGTGGTAGTTACGCTGCTTATTTGTCTATCGATCATCCAGATATTATCAACTTTCTAGAGATGCGCAAGCCAACTGGTGATCAAAACTTAAGAGCCTTAAATTTACACCATGGAATCAATATTCCTGATGCATTCATGGAACTTATTGAAAAGTCTATGCTTGATCCAGAAATTGATGATAGCTGGGAATTAAAAGATCCACATAGCGGAGAGATTCGTGAAGTGGTATCAGCCAAAGATCTGTGGCAAAAGATTATCGAGTTGCGCATGATGACTGGCGAACCTTATCTTCACTTCATTGATACTAGCAATGAGAAGATGCCTAAATGGTTAAAGGACAGAGGATTGAAAATTCATCAATCGAACCTTTGCTCTGAAATCATCCTACCAACCAACGAAGAACGCACTGCTGTATGTTGCTTATCTTCACTAAATCTGGAGTACTATGATGAATGGCGAGAAGATATTCACTTTCTTCGTGATATTGCTGAAATGTTGGATAATGTTTTGGAGTATTTCATTCTTCATGCTCCTACCACCATTGAGCGTGCAAGGTATAGTGCCGTACGTGAGCGCAGCATTGGCATCGGTGCTTTGGGTTGGCATGCTTATCTACAACGAAACAACATCCCATGGGAATCAGCCATGGCCACAGGAAGAAACAAACAAATCTTCAAGCACATAAGGGAGAATTTGGATGATGCAAATAAAGTACTGGGGTTGGAAAGAGGTGAAGCACCTGATGCTGCAGGTACTGGTAATCGCTTTAGTCATCTTATGGCTATTGCTCCCAATGCTTCTTCTTCCATTCTTATGGGCAACACTAGTCCTAGTATTGAACCTTTTCGTGCCAATGCTTATCGTCAGGATACTCTTTCGGGTGCTCACTTAAACAAGAACAAGTGGCTTGATAAAGTTATTATGAAACACTTGGACCCTGAAGGTGGTTCCACTTTGACGCCAAAGGGTGAAGATGAATATCAACAAATTTGGTCTAGTATTATTGCGAATGATGGTAGTGTTCAGCACTTGGATTGGTTGGGAGACTGGGAGAAAGATGTCTTCAAGACATCTATGGAAATTGACCAGCGTTGGCTCATTCAACACGCTGCCGATAGACAAGAATATATCGACCAAGCGCAATCGTTGAATTTGTTCTTTAGACCAGACACCAACATCAAGTATCTACATGCGGTACACTTTATGGCATGGAAGACAGGATTGAAAACCCTTTACTACTGCCGTTCAGAAAAGATCGGTAAAGCAGACAAGGTATCAAAACGAATCGAACGAGACATTATTAAAGAAATCAACTTGACAGCATTAACCACAGACGAAGGCGCATGCATGGCATGCGAAGGATAAGAAATGATAAAAAAAGTAGCATCTAATTTAACAGATGAGCGCACATACTTCAAACCATTCAATTACCCATGGGCATATGATGCTTGGTTAAAGCATGAGCAATCGCATTGGCTTCACACAGAAGTGCCAATGCTTGAAGACGTAAAAGACTGGAAGAAGAAACTAAACAAGGAAGAGAAACAATTCCTTACGCACATCTTTCGATTCTTTACACAAGGTGATATCGATGTGGCAGGTGGTTACGTAAAGAACTATCTTCCATACTTTCCACAACCAGAGATTCGCATGATGCTTATGGGGTTTGCTGCACGTGAAGCATTACACGTAGCTGCATACTCACACCTGATTGAAACACTTGGTCTACCAGAAACTACTTACAATGAGTTTGGTGAATACCAAGAGATGCGTGATAAACATGATTACGTGCTTGACATTTCTAGTCGCAATGGTACTGTTGCAAGTACTGCTGAGCACATTGCTGTTTTCTCTGCCTTTACTGAAGGTATGCAGTTGTTTAGTTCCTTTATCATGTTGCTTAATTTCCCTCGCCATGGTAAGATGAAAGGTATGGGTCAGATCGTGACATGGTCTATTGTTGACGAAACAATGCATGCTGAATCAATGATCAAGTTGTTCCGCACTTATGTAGAAGAGAATCGTGAGATCTGGAATGATGACCTGAAGGGAAAGATCTACACTATCGCTGAGAAGATGGTAGAACTCGAAGATAAGTTTATTGACCTAGCATTCTCCATGGGTGCGATGGAAGGACTTAGCTCTGAGGAAGTGAAAAAGTACATTCGCTATATTGCTGATCGTCGCCTTATTAGTCTTGGACTAAAGGGTATCTTTAAAGTTAAACGCAACCCTCTCCCATGGGTAGAGGAAATGATCAATGCCCCAGGACATGCAAACTTCTTTGAGAACAGAGCAACAGATTATGCCAAGGGTGCGCTATCTGGAAACTGGGGTGATGTTTGGGCAAAGGCAGCATAATGGCAACTAGATTTTTCGAATGCACCGAGTGCGACGCACGAGGGAAGATAGTACTAAAGGGAGATGACCATGGTCTTGAAGACATCGTCTACTGCCCTGTCTGTTCTGCGGACATCTACGAAGAAGAGGACTTAGACAAGGACGAATAAATAAGTCTAATGTGGACTTATAAAACTATCACTGTCGAAGAACTACCCGAAGATTGCGTTGGCTTTGTTTACCTAATCACAAACAAAGCCAGCGGTCGTATGTATATTGGCAAGAAATTGGCCAAGTTTGCCAAGACCACGTATAAAATGGTCAAGCTAAAGAATGGTACAAAGAAGAAGAAAAAGATCCGATCAAAGATTGACTCTGATTGGATGGAGTACTATGGTTCAAGTCTTGAACTTAACAAAGATATAGAATTGATTGGGAAGGAACACTTTACAAGAGAGATTCTATTCTACTGTAAATCAAAGGCTGAGTGTTCATACATAGAAGCCAGAGAACAATTTGGGAGAAAAGTATTGGAATCAGACGACTACTACAATGGGCAGATCTCTGTCCGAGTCCATGGTTCTCATATTAAAAATAAATTATGAATCAACCTAAACAAGATGGATTAACCATCCTGCTATTCCTTTGTGCAATAGCACTATCTGCCGCTGCAGCTTTCTATGCTGTCAGTGGTCTTGTCGCAATATTCGCTGCAGCAGTATTACCTATCATTGTGATGGGAACACTGTTGGAAGCATCTAAACTTGTGGTTGCCAGTTGGCTTTATCGCAACTGGAAGTACACATCGTTCTTACTCCGCACATACTTTTGTATAGCATTGACTGTGTTGATGTTGCTTACATCGATGGGTATCTTTGGATATCTGAGTAAAGCACACTTGGACCAAGCAGTACCAACAGGTGATGTAGCGAGCAAGGTTGCTATCATCGATGAAAAAATTAAGACTGAAAAGGATACAGTAAGTGCAGCAAGAAAAGCACTGCAGCAAATGGACGTACAGGTTGACCAAACTATTGGAAGAAGCGAAGACTCGAAGGGAGTGGAGAGATCTGTACAGATTAGACGAGGACAGCAAAAGGAAAGATCCTCACTACTTGCTGAAATTGGATCAGCACAGTCCAGAATTGCCAGACTAAACGAAGAACGTGCACCGATAGCAAGCGAACTACGCAAGGTAGAAGCAGAAGTTGGTCCGATAAAGTATATCGCAGCATTGATTTATGGAGATAACCCAGATCAGAACATTTTAGAGAAAGCAGTACGTGTCGTTATCATAATGATCGTTGTTGTTTTTGACCCCATGGCAGTTCTAATGTTGATTGCCGTTAACCAAACTCTTTCCAGAAAGGAAGAACATGAGCCAGTTACAGAACCCACCTACGAAGAAGAAACCCACTCAGGCACCGAAACCGAAGTCGAACCCAGCCCCACAGAAGCCAAAGACAACTTCGCCAGCGAAGCCGAAGACGAAGCCTGCACAGTCTCAACCTTCGCAGACCAAATCCCCTTCGACCCAGTCGACCCAGAAACCAATTCGCAAGACACAAGCACGCCAGCGTCAGAAGCCAGCGAGCCAAGTCCCAGCGAACCCACCAGTGCAAATGATCCAAGAGAATCCAATCCCTTCGATGGCAGAGTCCTCAACGCCACCAAACATGAACCCACTCCAGAGTCTGTGGAACTGGTTGAAACAATCTATCAAAAAATAAACAATACCAGCGGTAGTGACCTCAAGGAAATCTTGGAAAAGCCAACCTCTGGAAGACCCGATCGTTATAAATAATTTTATATATTATGCCTAAAAACCTAACAATAACAAAAATAAGGGAAATGTCATGGCAGACGAAAACAAAGAAAGCGCAAAGGGTGCATTTATAGAGAAACTACTGTTTGCTCTATTACCACTATTAATCGGTAGCACTGGCTACCTAATTAGTGCATTGGGTGCAATTCAACATGATGTAACCATTCTTAATCAGAAAGTTAGTTTGGTTGTTACTACAGATAACAAGCAAGCAAGCAATAGTGGTGCAGAACTTGCTCGTGAAAAACTACGTCAAGATCTAGAAAAAGAAATTCAAAAGAATCGTGACGCTATCATGGAGAATCGTCAACACATTGCTGTCATGGAAGACAGAATGAGTGTGAAGAAAATCGGTCCAATGAAACAGGATTGATGAAATG